TACTTTTTCTAATTCTTTTTTTGTTTTTTCAGGGGTTTTAGTATCCCATACGTGTTTTGGGACAATTAGTTTAGGTTTATTCATCTTCTAGCTCCGTTTTCTTTAGCAGGTCCGTGAGTTCCTGTACTTCTTGTTCTAAGGCATGTAACTTACCTGTTAAATACCTATATTCCTCCCAATCTTTTACACCCTGTAATATAGCTTGTTTTACTTGGTCTTGTCTAGCTATTAATTGTTTTTTATAATATGTAAAAAAATTTTCTATACGCATTGAGACATCAGCTTAGCGAGACTTTCACAACGATTTGTGGTTTGTGCGTGCCAACGTGAGTCGAGCATCTCGGCGCTTGCCCGAGAATAATTGCGTTCTTCAAGTGCAGAAATCATATTACGAAAATTTCTAACCCCCTGTGTCCCAAGTTGAAATACCATCTCCGTTACTATATTTTTTGCTTCAATATGTAATTCTGGAATATGGCCAACTAATTGATCAGCGCCCATTTCTGCTTTTGCAAAATCCTTATCAAATAATTTTAATAATTCATCTTTGGTGTATTGTTTACCGTTTTCAAATTCATCTTCCTCAGTAATAAGATGGCCGTACCCTATGGTAGCCTTCCCCAGTGAATCTAGATAAGGGGTATCCCTAAATCCTTCATGCTCCCGTATTCTTTTTTTTAAAACTTCAGACATACTTTCTCCTTATATAAATATTTTAGTTGTTGGTCTTTTAGATTTTAACATTCTGCCAAAACCTCTTGGTTTGACCTCTATATATCCTCCCTTATTCATTTTTACAATCTTATTTCCGTGTTCTGAAGCCCATTTTTTTGCCATTTCAGGCTTATTTGCATAAAGATATGCTCTTTGTTTTGCCGACCTAAAAGGCATTATTTTTTAAAACCACGTAAAGTTTTAGCTAAGCGAGCTCTTGCTCCCATTTTTCCACCTTTTTTAGAAGCTTTATTTAATTTTTTTAAGGAAATTTTTTTACCTGCTTTAACACCTAATGATTTACGAAGAGCTCCAGGTTTTTTAATAGCCTTTTGAATCCAGCCACCTTTTTTAGCTTTAATAACCGATCCTTCTCTAGAACCTCTAGCTTTAGGTCCTTTAATAACCGATCCTTCTCTTGACCCTGGCGCCTGAGCTCCTTTAATAACAGAAGTTTGAGCAGAACTTTTTACCATTCCACCGTTTCTTTTTGTTTCAGGAACTTTAGTTCCAACGTTTCTTTTTATTTGCATTGTTCCCCCTGTTAACGTTTTACCTTTTAATCCTTGACCTGTTGGATCTCCAATTGGTTTTCTTGCAATATTTCTTCCCAAGTTTGCAGCGTTAGCCACACGTTGTCTAACACCCATTCCTGGTCCTTTAGGTATAGCCATTATTTTTTCTTAATTAACCCCATTGCACCTTTTCCAGCCTTGATGCCGAAGCTAGCTGAGCAGGCGATGTATAAGAGATGTTTATAATAGTCTGGGAGCGACTGCAAGGCTACAAACCCAGCATGAATATGTTCTGTCATTCCTGGAAAAAATACGAGCGTCGCTGGAGCCAAAAGACAAATTAAAATTAGCTCGTCTTTCCACGAGCCTTTCATCTGATCTACAGCTGTTGTTTCCCATTTTACTTTTCCAGCAATCTGATCTTGTTTTAATTTAGTTGCTGCTTTAACTTCTGTAACTTTCAATTCTGCTTTCGCCTTTTTTGTCTCAACGAAGCCACGGACTGTGTCTGCGGCTACGCCGAGTAAGGGTTTTGCTAAGAGTTGCCAGACCATAGTCTAGGCTCCTCCTCCACCGCCAATTTGACTAATGACGATAATCACGATTATGGCTACAATAGCAGCCTTAATCCAATCCTTCATTTTCCAATCAGACCATTCTTTCAAATGTGCCCATAAATCTTTAACTAGATTCATAAAACCTCCTTGGTTAAAGCGTGTTAATCTACTACATGTTCACAGTTTTTGCAATCACATGATTGACAAGAACCACCATTACTGCAGTGACATCCATGTCCGCAATTTTTACATTCCATTAAAAAACACCTTTAAAAGGTACTTTTTTAATTTGCATTTTACTTCTTTGTCCTTTTGGTCCGTCACCTAAATTATCAATTTTAGTAGGTCCTTGAACTCTCATAGCCGCTGTTGAAGGAGCATAAGCTTTATTTACTGTAGGTCCCGCATAAGGATTTAAATCATTAGAGACCGTCATTTTAGCATTAGGATATAATTTGCCGTTAACATATTTTACCATAATATCTCCTAGTAAATCTTTGTTGGTTTACGTTTGCTTTTTTTATCAATACCATAACCACGAGAAAACATCTCAGTGACTAATCCACCGTCTTTGAATCCTCTATTAAGTTCACCTTCTACTCGTCTTTTCTCAGCTCTTCTATTTTTATTACTTTTTTCAGCGTCTATTCGACCCATTTCTTCTAATAAATTTTCTCTTCCAGTATTTGCCATTATAGCCTCCTTTAATGTATTGTTGGTTTCATTAGCTCAACAAAATCAACCGTGTTGGCATTCATAATGTCAGTAGCTTGATCAGGATTTAAATTATTAAAGTACAAAACCCTAGCTACACTCATGAAAGCACCAGCTAAAAGTATACTATCTTCTTCACTTTTGGAAGTATTTTCTGCCAAAACCATTATTTGTTCAAAATAATTTTGTAATTTGTTCTCTGCTTCAGTCATGAGATCAATATTAGACTGATTTTGTACTTTTACAACCCCCAGATTAGTTATCAAAACGTATATTCCTTTGTTCATCTATTTTTACAGGGTCTTTTTTACTTTTTTCTATCTCTTTTTGTTTAGTTAAATTAACATTAGCTCGTAATTGAGCAATATCCTCTTGAGAGTCTATTTTATCTTGATGTTGCTGTGCGTCTGCATCTATGCGTTGTTGATCAATACCTATATCAGCCTCATCTTTCTCTATTTTTCGCTGTAAGTCTTGAGCTCTAATATTAATTTCTTGTTGTTTTAAAGCCACTAAAGGATCTTCTCCCTGACCTTCTAAAGATTGTTGTTCTTCAACGAACATTTCTTCAATAAATTCAGTAATTCTTACAGCTATTTGTTTTTCTACTTCTTCTTGAAACTGTCTTTGTAATTCTGGTGGTATTTCTCCTCCATATTGTTGAGCAATTTTTTGAATTTGTTCTGCATTTTGTGCTTCTATTTGTTCTCTCGCTAATAGTGAAATATGTTCCATTACATGAGCTTGTAATAAGGTAGTAACATTAGGATTATTTCTAATTAAAATAGATGACATAAATGTTCTATGAGCATCTATGTGAGCTTGATGATCTTGCCCTCTAAAAGCAGTTAATTTTTTTACCATTAATGCATCTGCATTTTCTAAACCTGGATCTTTTGGTGCAGCTGGTTCAGGAGTTGGTAAAATAGCCTGTATGTCATGCACTCCTAAAGCTTGATACATTCTTTTATATGCTTCATACATATTATGAGATTGAGGATCAGCTTGTGCTAATTGTAATTGTGTTTGTGCCAACGTAACACGCTGTGACATAGAAAAAATATTAGGATCACTTACAGGAATAATATCAATACGATCATCAAAGTCTGCTTGTTTAACACTTGGAACTACATCTTTTCCTACATCGTATGGATAAAAAGGTTCTGTGTAATCTTTAAATACTTTAGCTAATAATTTAAATTCAATTCTTTGTGCATAATGCATTCTTTTATGAATTGCACTCATCACTCGTGTTCCACGTTCCATGATTGCCATTGTTGTTCCAACAGGTGCTCCTGCTCCTCCCGCATCGCTTATTTTTTGATCAGCAATTGTAGCAAAACGTTGTCCTGCCTGCACAACAAAACCTAATAATTGAAACAAAGTTTGAGATGGTTCTTTGTAAGGAAGTGGTAATAATCCTTGTCGCAAATCACCTGACGGTGCATCTACATCCCTAAATTCTCCTGGTTGGAGTGGATTGTCGTCATCTTTAATTCGCAGCCCTCTAGCTTTAAAACCTGCAGGGAGATTGGACAATGTACCCGCATCAATAAGTTGTCTAAGTGCGGATGTAGCTGTTCTTGATAACCCACCGAGCATGTGGATAAGACCAAAGCCATAAAAACCAAGCCCAGGTAAAAATTTATAATGTACAAAGTATTGTTTTTTCTTTTTAAAAACATCATTTTCTTCATAATTACGATAGATAGATAAAATTTTTTGTGATCCTTCATCAATTGTTACGATATAAGGTAATTTAATTCCATCTTCATCTTCAAAACCTGGCAGGTCTAAGTCGCAATGTATTTCTAATAAAGTATAATTATCATTTTTGTAACCATCATCTTCTACACCTTCAATTCGATCTTTTGTTTCTTGAATACGTGATTCATCTTTATAAGGATCTATATCTACATCTCTATACATACCAATAACTTGCATTTTACGAACTTCATTTTCAGTTCGTCTTAAAATATGAGTAACACGTTCTGCGGTCTCTAAATCCGTTGCCATGTAAGGAACGACTAAATCTTCTGATGCAACAAATTTAGATACTGCTCGACCTAAAGTTGTATCAAAATAAACTTTTTTAAATGTAGATCCTGTTAAAGGTAAATAAAATAACATCTGATCTAGTTCAGGATCAAATTCTTCCATAACATGCATAATTTGATAATTCATATAATCTCGTACACGTTGAGATTGTTGTTCTTTTTCTGGATCAGGTGTTCCTAAAATTTCTGTACGAACTGGTCCACCTGCTGGTAATAGTTCTTTGTAAGCCTGTGCTTGAAACTGAGTTACTGATTCTGATAACAAAGGATGTGTTACACCGCTTGATCCTGCAAAGGGCATTGTACGTTCTTCATATTTAAATCCTAAAAGATTTAATCCTTTTCGATATGATTGAAACCATTCGTCTCTTGAACCTTGATCTGATTTATAATCAGCAATTAACTCACTTGAAATAATACCTAAATCATCTTCATCAACAAAATCTGCTAAGTTAGAATCAAAAGAAAGTTCAGGAACATCGGAAGTAGGGTTAACAATAGCTGATCCATCTTCCTGCATTTCAACAGCTTCTACATCCATATCGGGTGTTTCAATATCAACACTTTCCATTTCTAAAGACGGTTCTTCAGCGCCTGTAATTCTTCTGTCTATTGCCATTATGCTACCTCAAATATATCAATATCTTCCACAAGTCCACCTTGAGCTTTATGTGTTATATATGGTTCTAACATTTCTTCGGTAATCTTAATAGCAAAAACTGGTTTCATTGCGCCTTCATCTGGGACTGCAATAGGTTGAATTTGGTAAAGAGGATTAGTTCTTGCAATCTCTAAAGCCCTCTGTTCATCAGATAGAGTTGCTACGGTATTACCATTTTGATCAGTAATTCTATATACATTACGACTGCCCTGTCCTAGTTGTACAGGCATTGTTAGTATTTCAGAATTATTATCCTGTGCTTGTTTTTTAAGAATTTTTTCTAAATCACTGGTATAGTGTTTTTGTTCAGTCATAACACGATATTTTTTTCCTTGTCTGTTTCCTGTATTTCTAAACCCTTCTGCTCTTATTAATTCTTCAGTAGGAGCAAATTCATCTACTCTTTCATATCCAATAATTTCTCCCTTTTTATCTTTAATAGGTTTGTCTGTGTCAGCAACGTAATATTTTTTAGGTGCCATTGCGTCTGGACCCCCATAAAATTCATTCATTCCTACACCTTTCAGTTGAGATGGATACATAGATCCTGTTTCTTTAAATTTATTTAACATTCTTTCTTTATCTACAAGCCGCTCTTTTGTTGGTGTAGCAGTATTTCCCCTAAATCCTGCTCTTTCTGCTACAATATCTCCTGGCGATACCGCATAGTAATCAGCAGCGTCAGGATCTTTTAAAACAAACTTACGATAAGCTGCTTCATACAAATCTTTTTTAACAACGGCGTCAGCCCATTCTGATCTATTTTTAAAAGGAATATCAGGAAGTAATTTAGCCATAGTGTCTGAATCTATGGTTAAAACTTTCTCTAACATATTATCCATATTATCTTGTAACACTACTCGTAATCTCTCTAATTCTTTAGGATTAATTTCTCTTGTTGCAATATACTTATTAACAATTGAATCAACTTCTTGGTCCATTACTTCTAAAGATTTTCTTAACACATCAACCTCTGCCTCTGTTTTTGTAGTGGGTCTAAACACAGTTTCGTATTCTTCATAAAACTCCATTAAACTTCTATTTAAATCAGAATATTCTTGTAAGCTGTCAACAGTCTTTCCTTGATCTTTTAGTCGGCGTAAAGTACCCGCTAAAAATTTTTTACGAGTTGCGGCCGCTTGCATAAGATCGGATTGTATTTCATCAGCAAATGTAACCCGAACAATATCTTCTACATTAGGTGTTTTGGCTGTATCTATTTCTGTAAGAAGATCTCTATTCTTTACAATAAGTTCATCCATCTGATCAACAAGACCAGGACTTACTTCATTTAATTGATCAGCATATTTATTTATAACACTCATTTGATATCCTCGAGAATCACCAGTCCCAAAGTCTTCCATAATTTCATCAATGTCTGCTTGGTTCATTCCTCGTTGACCTGCTAATCTTTGTATTTTAGTTTGTGCTTCTGCATAAAGACCTTTCAAACTTCTTTCATTTTTTGACAAGGCTGCTTGTAATCTTTTAGTATTTACTGCTGTTTTTGGTCCTTCAATTTTTTGAGGAAGTTTTCCATAACGGTCCGTGAGCCTCGACCACCCGATCACAAACATATCATTACCTTGACCAAAATCATGATTTGCTATGTTTCCTCCTTCTCCTTCAAGAGATTTTGGATACGCAGCTTCGTCTTTTCCTAACTCC